TATTGTATTCTGTTTTTGTTGTTCTTTTTTTAACTTTACCGTCTTTTACTCTTAATAATTCTACAAAGTCAGTATCATCGTTATCAGTTATATCCTTTTTAAATAATGTCAAATCAATCTTTAGTCTATCTGCTCCTGGAGATGCATAATTAGAAAATCCTTTTGCATTGTCATATAAAGATTCGTCATCTTTTGCATAGATAATAGATTCTGTTACTTTTAATCCTACTTTGTAAGATGGAGTATTTGTATAATAATCTAAAATTATATTTTGGGATAATACATTAACAAAATATCCCCTAATAAAATAAACACCATCTGCAATTGATACTGCTGATCCTATTGAAGTTGCATTGGTGGATATTGCCGTCGCAAATGGAACACCTGCGTTTATAGTTGTATTTCCATACACTACATTTTCATTTGCAGCAAAAGATTCCCCATCTAAAAATTGATTAAATTGAAAATTTTGGTCCGATTCCAGATATCTTACATATAGTGTAATGTATTCTACTTCATCACTTTCGGTTGGAAAAACTATTTTTTGAATTTTTGCAGTTGATCCTGAAGTTTGTCCAACAATTACTTTACCTAAAAAGTTTTCAATGTATACAGATAAATCAATTCCAAATTGTGAAGAATTTACTTTTACTGCATAAAATTGTCCATCATAAGAAATGTTTCCAGGAATTACAACCGATCCCTCCTTAAAAAGATGACTACCAAAATCTTCTATTTGATTTTGTAATATTGATTGTAATGTTGTTAATTCTCTAGACTGTACAGGAAATCCTGGTTTAAAAAGAACTTTATAAAAATTCTTATCGCTATCAAAATCGTCATAATATGGATTGATATTTAAGTTTGTTTTTTGTGCCATTTTTTTCCTTAGAATTCCAGAATAATTTTAACGTCTTCTTTTTGTCTAGAGTCTCTTGAAACTAAAGATCGATTGTCAATGTAAATTATATCTCCTGTATTTTTATTTATCTCTGATGTGGAAATGCCAGAACTAAAAACAGTACCCAAGTTTATTGATCTGGAATCAACCGTTGTTGTTACTCCACTAAAACCTAATTGGATAGAACCATTATATGGAATTATTGGATTACTAGAAGATTCAAAACTAAGTACTTTTCCTTTTTGCGAAACATCATTTCTATCAGTTTGGTCTAATTTATTTGCAAAATATAATGATCTATCTTGATAATATTTTAAAACACCAGTAGAAGCATTATATGACGCAACATATCCTCTTGCAGTCCCTCCAGTAACTGATTGCGTTATAGCAGCACCTACAACAGGAGTACTATCAACAGATTGTAATTTAATTGCTCCTAATGAAGAATATTGGTCAGCAGTAAAAATCTGTGAAGAATTACTTTGTTGGGGATTTTTTATAATTCCAACTTGTGCAAATTTTGTATCTACGGGAAAATCTTCCGTAGAATCATCAAATCTTGCATATATTAGAACTTTATCCGATCCTAATTCATTGTAAATATCATATCCATGTCCTTTTGATGGAGGTATGATAGGAATCAACTTAGCTGGGTCATTGACATTTCCCTGACTTTCCAAATCGACTATGCCGAAAGTATATCCAGATCCACCAGAAACAACTTGGGTTTTGATTATTTCCCCAGAAAGATTTGTGGTAACCGAAACTTGTCCTCCAGTCCCATCACCAATAATATTATAAGTTTTGGTTTGTCCTGCAGTATATCCAGATCCACCATCAGCAATATAGACGACTTTTATCTGGTTATTATTAATCGTAGAGTCTCCAGATTCTCTAATGTTTTGAATTTGTGGATCTGTAGAGGTTGCCCAATCGTTTGGAAGAACAATATATTCTGTAGAATCAAATTTTATAATATCACTTGGAGAAATAGTAAATAGATACTTCCAAATATAAGGATCATCAGGACCTGCGGAAGATGGTTCTAAATCAGTAAAGGTTGGTTCATTTTGAGAAGTTTGTCCTTTTAACTCATCAGGTCCTGATGATCCATTGTATAAGCAAATGTAAACTCTAAAATCACTGTTTATTACATAATAATTTGTATCATATAATCTTGCAGAAGATGAATTTGGAGATAGATTATACTGACTATAATCATGTCGGTACATATCATATTTTGTACCTTGGATCCAATTTACTTTTCTTACCACTCTCCTAATATTTGCACTATTAATCTTTTTACCAAATAGTGAGGTATTTCTATAGTGACTCAAATATTGTTGATTGTCTGTCGGATTAGGAATACCTGCCGGAGAATCATCCCATGTTTCACTTCTACCAAATCCAACAAAATCTCCTGCTGTTCCTGGATTTGAAAGTCCTAAGAAAACATAGTAAGAATTATTAGCATCCAGTACAGAATCTACAAAAGTACTTGCATTGGCAATTCTAAATTGATCTGTTACGATAGCAGCCATATTGTACGGTTTTTTAGATATTTATAAGTGTAAAATAAATTTAATTATTGTAATTTTTCAATAAGAGCACCACTTTGTCTCAACCCCTGACTTCTTCTTTGAATTGTTGGGAAAGTCGATAACCCAACATCAACGGTTTTTCCTGTTACTGCAATGGAAATGGGTGATGAAGATCTCTGAGTGATGCCAAGACGACCCCAAGAGAATTGTCCGAAGTTACTGCCAATAGCTGGTAAAGATGAAACTATTGTAGAGTTGCTGACATTACAAGTTGCAATGCCATTAACCCCACCATCATTACTAATTTGATGTACATAGTAAATATTGTCAAAGAATGTCGTTCCTATTCCAACTATATCAGAGTCGGAAGAATCTACAGAATTACAACCAGAACCAACAGTCGTATTTTTGACAAAAATTGGATATCCGACTAACAAACTATTCGTTCCATTATCAAACAATCCACTTGTTTTGAGGTAAAACTTAAGTGCTAATTGTCCTCCATTGTTTGCAGATTCTATTCCAGTAATAATTCCCGAGAATCCCTTGACACTTGATACCGATGATACAGTTTCTATATCACTCTCAGGTAAGGGAACAATTGTTAAAGGTTCGGTTGTATATCCAAAACCAGGATTTGTTATTAATGGTGTTGTCAATGATCCGGAACCATCAACACTTACAGTTGCGGAAGCAGTTGTTCCTACTCCAATACCAATGGTAAGTGGTGCAATAAATTTAATGTCGATTGTGGAACCTGGTTGATATCCAGATCCAGATTCAACAATGGTAAGAGATGAAACTGTTCCACCAACACCGATAGATGCTGTTATTTTTCCTGCAGAAATTTCTTTTCCATCAACTATAATGGCACTAAATGGTTCTGCGGTATCGTATTCAAAAAGATCACCATCATCTACAAATATTTCAGTATCAGAAGTTGAAAAACTATCAATAATTCTAGATGTAGGATAAATTTGAGATATTAAGGACCTTCTCGTTTTATGAACAAATTCACCATTTATTATTCTATCTGTTTTTTGTTTAGTCCATGACATTGGTTTGTTATTTGAGATATCTATTCCTTGATTGGTGTATAGATTTGTTTCAAATTTATCGGAGAAAGAAAGATCAAAAACAGTCCTCTTATCCTGAGTTATGGTTGTGTCTATTGTATTATTTTTGTATACCTGAACTATGTCTCCTTTTTCTAAAGATGGTTGAATATTGGTAACCAAAATATCATCCAATCCTCTAGTTCCTCTATAAAAGAAAACTGCAATTTCATCTTCAGGTTTTGGTGGTGTTGTAAATGTAAAGGAAGTTCCTCCATTAAATTCATAAGATAATCCTGGATCTTGCAGCACTCCATTGATGAAAATAATTAAGGAATTTTGCAATTCTGTTTCAGTGTCTTCATCATTCAATTCAAAACTTAGAAGGGAACCATTATAGAATAATGGGAAGTCTACTCTAGAACCATCTTGATAATTCTTGAGAGAATCTATAAAATCAAGTTCTCCAAATTGCCAAGCACCAAAATTATCACTAAATGTTTCTAATACTGTTAACTCAAATTCTGAGAATGGTGATCCCAATCTACCATCAGTGACTAAACCTACCGGTTTAAATACATCACCTTTTCTAAATGAATATCCATTTCTGGTTATGGAGAAATTAGTTACCTCGAAATATGTTGATCCAATACCTGCAGATGAACTTGCCCCAACTTCAAGATTTAACAGCAAACCAACTCCAGTATCTGTAGTTGCTCCAATACCAAGTCTAGAAACTCCCACAACTTCCAGATTTTCGTATGATGGCTCAGAAACGTAAATTTTAGTTTGATTTGAATAACCAGTTCCTCCATTAATTACATTAAATGATAGAGTTCCTCCAGCACCAACTGTTGCATTGATAACTGCATCAGTTCCTACTCCAGTTGGATCGTATGCAGTCACTCCTATGGATACAATATTATTGTATCCAGAACCATTATTATCCGTAGTTCCAATACCAATACTATTTTGTATAACTCCTCCACTAATAACAGCAGTAACTGCCGCTCCTACAAGAGGGGCAAATCCAAGTCCACCAGATGATCCAATAGAAATAATAATTCCACCTCTTGGAACTTGATTCTGGTTAATATCATTTTCTACTATTAAAATGCTATTGGGATCATCGGTATCAGTTCTAATACCACTGAAAACTATACTAGAAATTCCTGATACTGTATTTTCTAAGATTTGGAAATTATTATTTGGATTATTTACAGTGGTTGGTGTTTGGAATATTCCATTAATGAATACTATACCATTTCCTCCAGTAGACCCAATTCCTGTCGTATTTGCTCCACCAACTGTCAAAGTAAATGTTCTTCCGATACCACTAAAACTATCAGAGATATCATCGTAAACCTGATTAGTATCATAGTTACTTCTCAGAAAAACTCTACCAGTAAAGTCTGATGTTTCTAACACAAGATTATTTTTATCTCTTACTATTGTTGGATTGCCCCTAGGTGCTTTTGTAAAGAATATTTCATCTCCAACAATATTAAAGGATCCTTTGTATATTCTTGTGTTTGTTCCATCTACGTGAGATGTTGCTGCTGATCCAACAAATCCTCTTTCAACTTCAACCAGTTTTTCTGTACCAGAATTAGTGATGGGACCAACATTTGTAGTTCCTAAACCAACATTGATGATATTCATATATTCATCATCGATTCTGAGAATATCTAATGGATTTACTGTTGATATTCCACTCAGAGAGAATACATTTGATGTTGCGGAAATTCCCCCACCATTTCCATCTAAAAGTTGATTTATTTTTGTAAATGTTAATGGATATTGTGCAATGTTGTCAATAGTAATGAGGGACTTTTCATTTTTCTTTGCCATTGCAAATTGGTGAGAATTTCCCTCTCCCGTAGAAACGAAAGATACTGGTGCACCATATCTTGTTGTTGATATTTGGAAGTTATTTGTATTGGCAGATCCAACAACAGCAAATACTTGAGATGGAAGTTCTGCTGTGAAAGATCCATTATTATATAATAATGGAGTGGCACCAACACCAATGAATGTAGATCCAAAGGTGTAAATCAACTCTTCACCATTGCTAAAGTAATGGTCATCGATTGAAAAGGTTCCTGTAGATGTGTTTAATACTGTATTTTTTGAGGGATTAAAAGTTTTGGCAAAAATTGGTGTGCCATTACTTCTAAGAATAAAGTTTTTTCTATTAGTTCTATCACCATTGATAGCAAAGTATGCAGATGTTTCTACCGACTCTGTTGAAGTTCCAAACGTCAAGTCATTGTATTGATTATCAAAATCTACATAGGAATATAAACACTCACTAAATGA